TGCTAGTGCTGTCTCTAAGATTGCAACAATATTTGGGTGGACCAATGTACCAGTCATTGATAATGTGCGTCCTTTGAAAAATGTTCCATTCCATGACATTGCTTCTGCTCATATTTCTGAACCCACAGCGAAGTTCACATTGGATCCCAAAGCTGAACTGTCAGTGGATCCTTTGATTGTCGGTGGGACTAGTGAGGATGAACTTGCAGTTTCTTCATTGGTGCAGCGTGAGTCATATTTAGCATCAGCCAGTTGGCCAACCACAGATTCTCCAGGCACTCAATATTTTTCAATTTTGGTTTATCCACAATTGCTTGATGTTTCAGGAGCATCACCTGGAAATTCTGTTGGCATTTATCAGACTCCACTGGCCTGGATGTGCCCACTTTTCAAATCATGGAGAGGAGATATTATTTTCAGATTCAAAATCATTGCGAGCAAGTTCCATCAAGGTCGGCTTCGGATCTCCTGGGATCCAGTCGGCACTCAATCTACATCATCTGATACTTCAAACATTGTCTACACCAAAATTGTTGACATTTCTGAATGTGATGAAGTTGAGTTTCGTGTGCCTTACTTGCAACCTCTTCCATGGTCTAATCTCTCGAAGGGTTTATCATCAGTGACCGCAATAAATTTTAACACCAACAATGCTACGTCGGTGGTCGCTACGAAGAATGTCCATAATGGTGTTTTATCTGTTCGGTGTTTGACGAATTTGTCAGCTCCAGTAGATGTTGCGCCTGTTGATATTCTTCTCTTCGTGAGAGGTGCAGAAAATTTGGAATTTGCCAATCCAACCCAGTTGAACGAGTACGCTGGAGCATCGCACATTGCGATGCAAAGCGGAAATGAGTCTTGGGATTCACCTGTGAAGCCCTCTGCCGTCCCTGATGAGCGGTATTTGGTTAATTACGGTGAGGCTATCCCGTCCTTACGTATCTTGATGCGTAGATCGTGCCATGTCGATACTATCCCTTTTGGGTATCAAGTAAAGACATCTGGTGCTGATCATAGCGCAGATAAAGGTGGATCATTATTTTTGTTCAAGCCCCGGTTTCCATTACCACCAGGATATGATTCACAGGGTATGTTTAGGGCGAAGGGTGTCGAAGCTACCACAACCACATTTCAATTCAACTATGCTAAGATGTCCACTCTTGAGTGGATTTCGTGTGCTTTTGTTGCGTGTCGTGGTGCGGTGCGTTGGCACTACAATTTTAATTGTCCTGCACAGCTTTTACAAGATGTGTCAGTGCGTAGATTGACGGATACGGTGATTGGATCGCCTTATTATCCTCAGTATTCAACAACAAGACTTCCCACAGATTCATTCAGTGTATCTGGACGCAAGTTGAATACTCTACTGTACCAAGGAAATGCAGGAGCGGGAGTTGTTGTTAACAATCTTCAAACACAGACTGGTATTTCATTCGAATTGCCGATGATGACCAACTCACGTTTTATTGTTCCAAATCCTGGTCAGTGGAATACGCCAGCTGGAGATTACAGTCTGTACTCAGATGTTTATTTGGTGTCAGCCGAAGTGAAACCAGAATCTTATGGTGCTACCGCACTACAGAATTTGACAGTTTCTCGATACGCTAGCGCGGGTACAGACTATACAGTGTGTTTCTTCCTTAATGTGCCACCGTTGTTTTACAATGGCAATGCAGGCACTGTGCCAGACACAACTGATCAGTTGTAAGAAACACAAAAATGTTCTTTCAGGACAGCTTCGATTTTATCGTGTAAGACTTTCTGCGTGTGTAAGACGCGCAAACCAATCCACTCTCATACTACGGTGAGAGTAGTGGACATTCATATTACAAATATTTGTACTGCATGTCCACTTTGGATGTGTAGAGAAGCCCCACTGCCATAGAGCAGGGATACTATGACTTCTCCTTGACCGGTCCCTTAAATCCGG